TCATAATAAAATACTCAGAACCAATAATATGCATCTTATATTTAATCGTCCTGCACCTGTACGGTTTCCGGAGTTATTTAACGGACAGTGGTGGGAAAGATCAAGTTTAACCGCATATTTTAACCATTTGGTAAGCCGTGAATATGTAATACCTACGATTGCGGCCGCTAAAGTTGTCATAAAAACAGAAAAAGGAGATGAAGACATTGTCAACATTACCTCTTGACGATATCGTCAAAATAATTGTTAGCGCCTCACAGACACCAACGGCGCGCAAAGGTTTTAACATAGGATTAATTGTAGGTAACTCCACAGTGATATCTGCTTCTGACCGTACAAAGGTTTATACTGGTACGACGGAAATGATCGCCGACGGATTTGAGTCAGATGATCCGGAGTGTAAAGCAGCAGATCTTTACTTTAAGCAGGATCCTCATCCGAGTAAGGTGGTAATAGGTAGATGGGACACGTCAGGATCAGAAACTATTACGCAGGCGCTTACGGCGTGTAGGGCAAAAAATTCTGACTGGTACGCATATACAGTGACCGGAGCTGCTAAAGCAACTGTATTGCTTGCAGCAGCATGGGCAGAGACGGCGAAACCGGTAGTATCGTATTTTTATACCACAGCGGATGCAGATGTAAAAGCAGGAACGACGGGAAATGTGCTGTCAACGCTTAAAGGACTGCTTTATAAACGTACCTTGGGGATGTATAGTGCTACAGCAGATGCAATATCAGCAATTATGGGGTATGCAATGGGTGCTAATACAAGACTTACCAACAGTGCATATACACTTGCAAATAAACCTCTTATTGGCGTTCCAGTAGATGATTTAACCGAAACCGAAGTAGAGACTATAAGAAGTAACAATGGAAATGTTTATGTAAATGTAGGTAATACATATAATGTTTTTCTTGATGGCAAAAGAGCCAACGGGTCATTTTTTGATGAGCTTATCAATACTGATATGCTTGTAAACGATATACAAATGTCAATCATGGATCTGCTTACGACCCTGCCAAAAATCGCGCAGACAACCCCAGGAGTAACCCAACTTGTCAGTGCGATTGAGACGTCCTGTGAAACATCTGTAAATACTGGATTTTTAGCGCCTGGTAAATGGACTAATGCATCGTTTAAGAGCGTAAGTAAAGGCGATATGCTCGTAAAAGGATATCTTGTCCTTGCTGACTCAATTGATGATCAAAGTGCATCAGATCGGGCAAATCGTATAGCACCTAGCATTTATGTTTTGTGTAAACTGGCCGGAGCTATACACAGCGTAATGATTCAGATACAGGTTAATGGATAAGGAGGCGGAGAAAAGATGGAAGTAACAACCTATAGTTTTGAGGATGTTAATATCGAAGTAAAGCATTCTGGAAAAGGCTCTTACGCTACAAATGGCGAAGGCGTAGGAACTATCACCGTATCACTCGCAAACGACAGGACAGCACATGACATCGCCGCAGACGGATCAACTATGGTATCAAAGCTTAGAACACACAATGGCACAATTACCATATCCGTACAGCAGACATCCAGTTTTAATAGATGGCTTACAGGGCTGTTTAACTATCTTGATGGGGCAAGTGCAGCTGTCTGGGCAGACGCGACTATAACAATCAGGTGTCCGATAATGGGCGAACAGATATCTGCAGTTGGTGTATCTCCTCAAAAGCAACCGGATACAACCTATCAGGCTCAAGGTGGTCAGATTTCATGGGTTATGATGGCTGCGGATATTCGTAAACAATTGATATAAGGAGAGGCGCAGTATGGATAAACGAGAATTATACAAAGTAGTAACAATAGATGACCGGGAGTTTCGTATTGGGAAATTTCCGGCTATGATCGGGAGCTATATCGCATATAAGCTTATGAGTGAAACCTTGCCAATGGGTATTAAGGTAAAAGGTATCCAGACGCTTAAAAATGCTAAAGTAATGAGCAAGGCGGATTTTATAGATATACAGACAGATTGCCTTAAAGTATGCGCCGAACTCCTTGACGGTGGTCCTGCAGATGTCATAAATGATAACGGATCCTGGGGAGTTGAGGATATTAAAAACAATGCAAAATTAGCACTTGCGTTGACCGTGCATGCCCTCATCTGGAATGTGATGGATTTTTTCGACGGAAACCTGTTGCAGAGCTTAGCAGCAGGCATCCCGGATATATTACAGCCCACTGCGAAAATGTAAATGAGTTTCTATACACTCCGGTTATTGCGGGAATGTGGAAACAACATGAGCTATGGGATGGGACATATACACTGTCTGACCTTTTGGATATTCATGAGGTGTTAGCTGTAAAAGCAGAAAACGAATTCAGAGCGCGTGAAGCAGCTCAGCAGGAAAGGGGGCAATACTAATGCCAGCACTTGACATTATAAAGGAATATCTCGTAAGCCTGGGATTCGAAGTTGACAAACCTACGTTTGATAAATCACAACAGTCAATCAAATCCATGGATAAGGCGGTATCGGATTTCTCCGGAAGCGCGATAAAAAACTTTGCCAAGACAGGATCGTCTGCACTGAAAAATTTTGCAATAGCAGAGGTAGCGGTATCCTCCTTTTTTGTGGCAGCAAATGTCGGAATAGCTAAATATATCTCCGGACTGGCTGAGGCAGACCTAAAAAATGAAATGTTTGCTCGAAAGATGTGGATGAGTAAAGACAATGCAATTGCATATAAAAATTCTCTTTCTGCGCTTGGAGCTGACATACAAGACCTGTATTTGTCCCCGGAGCTATTGCAAAAATTTAATCAATTAAGACAACAGGCTTTTACAATGGAAACGCCTGAAGAGTATTCAAATCAGATGAAGAATATCCGCTCAATTATATTTGAATTTCAGCGCCTGAAGCTCGAAGCATCCTACGCTATGCAATGGATTGGGTACTATCTATATCAATACTTGGAAAAACCTATTACAGAAATCAAGGAAAAGCTTGCGGATTTTAACGATAAACTGACACTGCATATGCCTCAATGGACGAAACAGGTAGCTCAATTTGTAAGTTGGTTTGTCCGTCTCGGCGAAGCAGGCGTATGGGGCATACAAAGGCTATGGGATGCGTTTAATCAGCTATCACCTAAGACAAAAGAGGCAGGGGGTGTAATGCTTGGATTTTTTGCACTGCTAAAATCAGGACCTATCGGATGGATTATTGCTGGGTTGACCACATTACTGCTATTGTTGGATGATTATAAGACATATCAGGAGGGTGGAAAATCCCTTTTTGCTGGTCAGTGGGAAGCGCTTGACAAGTTTAAAAACGGTCTGAAAGATAACGAAGATTTCAACAAGCTCAGTAAAGCATTTGATGATGCGACAGAAAGCTTTAATGAATTTCTCACTACCATCAGTCGAGACAGAATATTAGTCACACTAAGAGCTAATCTGTGGAGCATAGGACATAGCGTGACGTCTATATTTGATGGAGTCTCAAAAGATCTAGGATTTAAAAACTTTTTTGATATGCTTGAAAAGACAGGTATCAAAGTCCTCGAAAAAGTAAATGCCGCCGTAGGTGGTATTGCCGGAGCACTTAAAACTATTGATGGAATTTTACATGGAGACTCCAAAAAAACTGAAGAAGGCGCAGTGCAATTTGGAAAGGGCTTTAATAATTTTGTATTTAATGATGATATCGGTGGACATCTTAACAAAGCCCTAGATTATGGTAATAAATGGGACTTTGGAGGAGTTGCAAAAGAATGGCTTGCATCTATTTTTGGTGGAGATATTATATATAACTTCGAAGATGATGTTAAAAGCTCGTTCAAACAGTTTAATAACATTTTTGATAAATTGTATGTATCTCCATCTTTACCGTATGCAAAGCATGCAGATGGCGGTATCCAAACCACTCCACACCTTGGGTGGGTAGCTGAAAAATATCCAGAGTCAATTATCCCTCTTGATCCAAGCAAACGACAAAACGCCCTTAATCTACTTAATCAAACCGCGGGATTAATGAGTGTACCTATGGCCAGTACAACAGTACAAAATATTACCAATGTAAACTTTACCAATACTTCTCAATATAAAATTTATGGCAGTGAGCCGACAGCTACAGCTAGGGCAATTGACAGGACTCAACCCGATTATGGATTAATGCTGCGAAACTTTAGGGGGGCTTATTAATGGCATATACTCCATCATTACCTTATACACTCGCAAAATACAAAAGCCTGATCTATGCTAAAACAAATGTGGCCGGATATTTTTTTGATGCGTTTTTAAGGGTAGATCATACTAGTAAATTAAATATTACACAGCATCCAATTGAGACCGGAGCCAACGTATCAGATCATGCATTTTTAGAGCCGGCTGAATTAGTAATGGAAATCGGCATGTCTAATTCGGCAAAGTCAATAGTAAATGGTCAGTTTGACAGTAGTAGATCAAGGTCTGTTACTGCTTTTGCGCTGCTTAAGGAACTGCAGGCGCAGCGCATACCATTACAGATACATACCAGGCTGTGCAATTATAAAAATATGTTAATCGAGAGTATTGTTGCGCCGGATGACTACAAGACACAGTACAGCCTAAAAGCTACGGTTACATTTAGAGAGATTATGATTGCTTCTACAAAAACCGTAAAGATCAGTGCTAGGGCGCAGGTGACAGGCAGTACTAATAAGGGCAACGTTCAGCCGGTAAAGCCAAATGAAAGCGTAGCATATCAAGTCGCTGTATCAAAGTATGGCAAGGAAAAGGTTGATGCAATGATAAAAGCAGATGGTAACTGGCTCACTAAATTTATAACGGGGGGTTTTTAATGGCATACAAAATCGTACCGCTTACAACAGATCCGAATCAGTCGTTTACAATAACACTGCCTATAGACAGTATAAACATAACATTGGGTTTAGGGATAAGATACAATCTTGTTGCTAATTACTGGGTGATGTCAGTATCCGATAGTGATGGCAACTTGCTAATCGATTCCTTGCCTCTCGTGACAGGTGAGTATCCTGCGTCGGATATCCTGGGGCAATATGAGTATCTCGGTATCGGCAGTGCTTTTGTCGTAAATGTAAGCAATATTGACGAGGATTTACCAACTGATACAACACTTGGCACTGACTTTTATCTGATGTGGGGTGATCGCGTATGAGTGATTGGAAGGCTCTTGCTATATCAGAGGCTAATATTGCTGGCTGTGCAACCGATATCGTCCTCGCGACAGTAGAGGCGGAAACTGGAGGTAGAAACATATCCGGTGATTCCGGTAATGCACTGGGATACGGTCAGGTATGGAAGAAATGGCACATGGCAGAATTTGTGCTGGCCGGTACCGAGCTGCATTTAATTGTACCTGAGGATTTGCCCGGTTTGACTGCACTTACACTTAATAACGATCAGTACTCCATGCGAGTTACTGTAAAAGTTATTAAAAAAGTCTGGGAAGCAGCCAGAGGTAATTGGGCCAAGTTTACATACAGCTATGTAGGGGCTAAAATACCGACTGATGATTTTATCCGTAGACAAAACATTTGGAATAAATATCATAACTCCAATTTTGACTATACCGGTACGCCGTCATTTATTAACAACAGCTACAATGTGGAAATACCCTCCACTAATTACGGAGTGGTAAAAGGCAGCGCAAAGTCAAAAGGTCTCTTATTTGGACGTAGATACCGCATAATCGTGAGTTTATCCGGGAAAACAGCTATTGATGTATCTGATATGCATTGCACCTTTAAATGTACAAAAAACATGCTTACAGAGCCTAATTACTCACAGGTAGTAATTTACAACCTGTCAGCGAAAACCGAAAACGCAATCATCCATGAAGGGTCCAGAATAGTAATCGAAGCCGGGTACGAAGGAGATCAGTATGGCGTAATTTTTGACGGAAACGTCCTGCAGCCTATTCGGGAAAAAGAGGACGGTAATACTTACAA